GGGATTGCTGCCCGCGTGCAGGGCAAGCGCGAGCGCCCAGAAGCGGTCGGCGTGGCCGTTGACCTTGGTGCTGTCGTCACCATCGGCGACGAAGCGGATGTTTCCCGCCGCCGTGGTGGTCTTTTGGATCTTGCGCAGGTCGGCCCGGATCTTTGGGTCTTCGGGGATGCGCACTTGGCGATCCTCCATCGCGCCCTTGAGCGGATAGGCCAGCGCTTCTTTCACCGGGCCGGAGAAATTCACCGCCTCCACGCGGTGCAGGCCGAACTGGTCCTGGGCGTCATCGGCCCAGCCGATGCCCAGGCCCGTGGCGTCGATGCAGATGCGGTCGCAGATCGCAAACCAGGGCCACAAGATGGCCTCCTGTGCGCTCTTGCGCATCTTCTCCATGGCCTCGACGTGGCGCGTGTAGAACACGTCGCCGAGCTGCTCGACCACCCACAAGACGGTCAAGTCCTTCTTGCGGCCAATGTCCACGCCCGCGAACAGGCGGCCCTGGAACGGCCCCTGCAGGCCGCGCTGCCAATCGGTGCCGCCGGAGTACTCGCAGGCCGTGATGAGGCCGTACTCCAGGAACTTGGCGTCGTCGTCGGCCGGGATGCACTGGTACTCCTGATCGAACGATTCTTCATCGGCCGCGCCGGACTTCACGAAGTCGAAGTACTCGGCTTCGTCCATGGCCTGCTGCTCGGCGTCAGGGGGGAGCGCCTGCTGCAGCTTGAACAGGAAGCCTTGCTCCAGCGCGTCCTGCAGGGTGACGCGGTGCAGGCTCAGCTTCTTGGGGTTGCCCCCGTGGCGGGCCTCGCGCACCAGGTTGTTGAAGAAGCTGTAGGAGCCGCGGTGCGTGCTGACGATCTCCATGTTGCCGCCCCAGGTGATACCGGGGTAGGCAATGGCCCACATCTTGCGCTGGTCGCGGTGGATGGCGAACTCGTCCAGGATGCGCGAGCCACGCTTGCCCGCCTGCGCGTCCGGGTTGCTGCTCATGCTGTGGATGCGCCGCCCGCTGGCGAACTGCAGCACGTAGGCACTGAGCTTCTTGTCGGCGTCCAGCACGACTTCGCCCAGGTCTTTTGCGGCCATGCCCATGATGCCGGCCCACAGCTTGCAGTCTTCGATGAAGAGGCGTGCCTGGATGTCGTCGCGGCTGCTCACCCACTCATCGAAGCGCGCGCCCTGCGCAGCGGCGCGTTCGCCGGCGCCGTAGGCGGTGGACCAGCTTATGCCGATCTGGCGCGACTTCTCCATGAGCTTGAGGCGCGACTCGTCCTTGATCCACTTGGACTGGAACGGCAAAAAGATCGCGTCACGATCCTTTGGAATGCACTTGGCCCGGCCCTTGAGCTGTGCCATCAGATGATCCCCAGCGCCTCGCGGATGGCGGCCTTGGTCTCGGCCGTCACGCCGCCCTTGTTGGGCATGGCGTCCAGCTTGGCCCGCTGCTCGGCCAGCAGCTCTTGCCGGATGGCGATGCGGTCTTGCCGGTCCACCCGGCGCGCGGCCAGCACGTCCTTGGCGGCGCGTGCGAGCTTGCGCACGGTCTCCACGTCTACATCAGCGCCACCCGCTGCGGTCAGCGCCACCTGGTTGGTCAGCGTGGTGATGGTCTGCACGAGCAGCGCACCGGCCTTGTCGTCGGGGTTCTCGCCCAGCTCGGAGACCACCAGGCTGGCGATGGCCTGCTGCTCACGCATGCCTTTCATGAGCTCTTCAAACCCCGCACGGTGGCGATGGATGGCGCTGCGGCTGACCTGCGCGCTGGGGAACTGCTCGCGCATGGCGGCAAGCAGTTCGTCCAGCGTGTGGCGGTCTTCGCGCAGGAGCTTTTCGAGGTACTTGCGGGCCTCGGGCTCAAGGCGCTTGACGGTGGACTTGCGGCCCATGCGTCAGGCCCCCGGCCGCTTGACGCCCGGCACCACCGCACGGCCCGCCGCAACGTCGGCGCCGCGCGTGGTGAGGGTGGCGATGTACACACCCTCCACGTCCTGGAAGGCCAGCAGGCCTTGCTCCTGCAGCCAGGCCAGATCCCCCTTGACCTGGTCGACGCTGGGCTCATGGCCCCATTTCGCCAGCAGCGTGTGGAGCAAGAACGAGTTGGAACGGTACGCGGGCATTTCGGCCAGCACGCGCAGGATGACAAGGCGGCGGTCTTCCGCCACGAATGCGCCGAAGTTGGTCATTTCTGGTTCAGCAAATAGTTTTCAACACGGTCAACGCTGCGCGCGACCGGCTCAATGCGGGCGGCCACCGTCTCGATGGAGCCGCGCAGGCTCGCCACCGTGGCAACCAGCTCATGCAACTGCGCCTGGCTGGGCACCTGGGCCATCTGCGCCTCCAGCGTGGTCAGGCGCGTGCGCAGCTCCAGCAGCTCAGCGGCACTGGCGGACTGGCGGCCGATGAACCACGCATACACGCCAATGGCGGATAGCAGCAGCCAGCGCACGGCCTCGAAGCTGAATGTCATGTCGGTGAAGCTCATCGGGCTTTCGCTCCCTTGGTTTTTTCGATGCGGGCCTGGCATGCCACGCAGAACTGGCACCCCGGCTGCGCCTCGCGCCGGGCTTCGGGGATGGGCTCGCCGCAGTCGCTGCAGTCCTGGGCGGACGCTGCACCCAGGCCATTGCGGGCGCGGTGCGCGTGGTCGCGCAGGGCATCGGCGAGCAGTTCGGCTTCGCGCGCCTGGGCACGGTCTATGTCGTCTGTCAACGCGCGCCCTCCCGTTCATCCCATTCGATGCGCTCCACGGTGCGGCCTGCGCAAATCGCGTACAGGTCGTACATGCCCTTGAGTGCTTCGGCCACGGGGTCCACCTCACCAGTCATCGGGGGCGCTGGCGGGGGCGAGGGGCAGCGCACGCCCAATTCCGCTGGAAGCGGCCTCGGCAGCACGCTCGCGCGCGGTGGCGAGGTTGCGCATGACGCCAGCAGGGAACACGCAACCAGCACGGCTGGCAGCCGTGGCATTGAGTTCATGGGAAAGCTCCTGGGATGATTTCTGGTCGGCCTGCTCGCGCAGGGAGGCAGCGCGGCGCAAATCGCGGCTGGCGGCCTTGGATTGCTTGACCAGGTCGGCATGGGCGTTGATCTGCTGTGTGAGCGACTGGACGGCCTCGGCGTCCTGGCGACCCTTCTCGGCAGCCTTGCCCTGGTTGAGCCCGTACACATGGCCGCCGATGCCTGCGGCGACGGAAAGCAGCAGGCCCACGACGGCGACTTCGGCGGCGGCGCTCATAGACCGGGGCCCCATGCCGCATAGCGCGGCTGGATCACGTCCAGGATGCGGCGTGGATAGTCCAGGTTCTCGCGGCAGTGCACGGCCGCGCGCCGGGCCTTGCCGCATGCCGCATCCACCTGGGCCAGCGTGGGCCGCACGGCCCCGGTAGCCGCCGCCTCCGCCTGCCAATGGCCCAGCCCGCCGTTGTAGGCACGCAGGGCGACGTGCATGCGTTCGCGCGGCGTGTAGCGCGCGGGGGCGCGGTCGTAGAGCCAGCGGTCGTAGGTGACCAGTGCGCGCAGCGCCCAAGCGACGTTGAAGGGCTGCTGTGATGCGAGGGCCGGATCGATGCCGGAGATCCACTTCGCGGTAGCGGGCATGAACTGCGCCAAGCCCTGGGCGCCGACGCGCGAGACCGCATCAGGGCGCCAGGCACTTTCTTGATGTACCTGGGCCGCGAACACGGCGACGGGCGCATCAAGCCCCCAGGCGGCATGCGCCGTGCGCACCAGCTGCGCGCGGTGCTGTTGCGCTGCCTGGGGCACCTGCGGCGCCTGGGCGCGGGCGCTGCCCGGCGCCAGCGCCATGAGCGCCAACAACACCAGCAGCGCGATTTGTGCGGCAATGGCTACGCCAATGCCCCACAAGGTGCGGCGGCAATCGCGCTGGAGCGCGTCGGTATCGCCGCGCGTCATCACAGCCCCGCCGCCACGCCCAGCACCACCGAGGCCACGATCAGCGCGCGGCGGATTTGGGCTGTGCAGTACTCGCGCCAGTAGTTGGGCACGACGGGGTAATCGGCTTCGTGCTCGGGCTCCTCGGTGCCCAGGCGCCAGTCGCGCTGCAGGTAGCCGTCAGGCCGCGCGTAGGGGAACAGCGTGCGGTCGAGCCAGTACCCCAGCACGGCGGCCAGGGAAACGAGGGAGGCCTTGTAGAGCACCACCGGCAACTGCGGCGGGGCAACGATGGCAATGACGGCCAGCAGCAGCACGGCCAGCACAAGCCAGGTGGTGGTGCGCGGCGCGCGCAGCCACGCGGGGATGATGTCTCTCACGGGCACTCCTACGGGATGACGGTTTGAAAGCCGTCAGTTTTCCCGTGTGGGGGTGCCGTGTATTGGGAACTAGGACACTAT